GATAAAAGACGCAAGCCACCCAGCTTCCTTAGCAGTGGTAGCCTGTTCCTTAAATGCCTCTTTAATCGTATCCATCTGCGAAATGGAGTAGTCAACATATTTCTCCTCCATACGGAACTCGCCGCGCAGCTTTTCCAGATCAGTCTGTAGCTGGAACATACTGAGTTCATGTTGGCGCTCGTTCTTCTTATCGAGGAACTTTAATATTTCGGGTGCTAATCTGAATAAGCCGCCGAATATGGACCCCATCAACCCGCCGCCAAGTAGTTCGAACATAATTACCCCTTAGCCGTTACGATGTCAGCACCCTTCTTAACCGTTACTTTTGTGCCTTCAACGTCCACTTGCATGGGCTGCTCGGCTCGATCCAGTTTGTCAAGACGGTGGATAAGGTCTTTGATGACTTCGAACTCCGGCTTCTCTTGCTTTGCAGCAGTGCCAGCGATTCCGTTGAGCATTTGAATAAGCGCAGTAAGTGAAGCGCCAAGCAATCCCATCACGGCAGCGATCTTTTCCCCTTCAAGGAAAAGCGAAGCACCAACGCCCACAAGTACGATGAGGAAGATGTACAACAGCCCACCTTCGCCAATCGCTTTACCAGCGACTTCCTTGGCCGAGTCTTGGGCCTTAAGCTCTTCAAGCCGGATTTTGGCTTGAGCCTTGAGAACCGCTAGTTCGTGAGTTTTATCGTCCATCATATGCCTAGCAATCGTTTGACGAATGTCGCGGCGACACCTGGACCGAACAGCACAGCAAGGATCGTGGCGTAAAGGAGCCACTCGATGTGCTTCATTCGAGTCTTACCATTATCGAGTGATTCCTCGATATTTTTGTAGCGCTGCTCACAAATAGCTTCATGCACCGACAGGCGCTTGTCAAGATCATCGCCCATGTTAAGCCGCCTGCTGTTCCTCAGTCGCTGCCACTTCCTGCAGGGGAGTCATCGGTGGCTTCGCAGCCTCCTTCATACCATCGATTAATTGGTAGACCTCTTGGTATGGGCGGGTGCCGAGATAACCGATGATTTGGTTCGCGAGTTCGATCGGGATATGCAGTTTCATGATTACTCCGGTATTGTGGGCCAATCGATTTTCCAGGGGAAATCGTCTTGCAATGGAATGTCTCTTAGTGCTTGTCTATAAATCGCCCAATTAGATTGGGAGACCGGAGCATCCGGTAGTTGAGTCCAATCCGTAAGCGAGAGCTTCTGATTCCTTTCCTCTCTGGCGATTTTCGCTAACCTATCCGGAGTCTCAACTACTTTGAAATTTCTCTCAAAATCAAAGAAAAGACAGTTATTCACTAGATACGCGTTATCTTGAATAGAAAATACGATCTCCGCCTCACTCTCGGCCACTACCTCTTCCGCGTTCATTAGTCGATACATATCACTTCCTTTTTAGAATCCGAACCCCCACGCGCGGTTCCCTGATACGACGATTTTTGGTCCAGGAACAACGGCTGTCCGCTGATCAGAATTCAGGGTGCCCAAGAATGTTTGATTTATAGAGTAGTTCCCAACCGTAGCCGCAGTTACGGTTCCATTCAATACCGCTGAATTAGTAGCGACTCCGAAGACTGAAGAGCGCAATGTTCCGTAATTGCCGCTTAAAACATTATATTGGCTACCAGCATTTCCGGAAGTCGAAAAGAAATTTAAATTTCCACCTGAATCGATGTCTAGCCCCTGAAAATACCCGACATTACCGTTCGATAAAACTAAGGTACTACCTTGTATAGCGCCAGCAGTGGTAATGGCACTTATCGCGTTATAAATTTGACCACTACCGCTATCGAATGCTAGTGAATTGACTACGAATCCTGCGTTACCTCTACTGGCGATCCCCCCGTATATAACTTCATTTCCATTAGTAGAAGTTACTGATGGTCGCGCTACGAAAGAATAAGTACCTGTTACGTTACCCGTGTTATCGAAAGTAACGAAACAATCGTACAACGGTCCACCCGATCCAGCGGCTAAAGCTACAGAAAATACCGGTTTTATAGCAAAGCCGCCCTGAAATGGAGCTACCGAATAAGAGATACTGCTTTGATTCGTAATAGTGCCAAACACACCGCCATAGAGACTGATGTTTGTTGGTATAGTAAATGAGGTAACAGCGGCCCCAGAAGCATCGCGTATGTAATAAAGCGGTAACCCCCCACCGTTGTCGCGAGTCTTTACTACGAACCCGCCATTACTTAACGCCCAAATCCTTCCTGTCAAATTGTCGGCACCACCGGTGCTACCGATTCCGTTGCCCGACGTGAAATTCACTACCGATCCCTGAAGCACTCCAGATTGATTGTACCTTGCGAATCTATACCGCGTATTAGCCGAATCGTACCATGTTACTACCCAATCACCGCTGTTAAGATTACAACACGCTGGACTCGTAACCTGACCAGTAGTTGAATCTATAACCGTTTGGGATACCACAGCGGTCCCTGACGGATTAATTATTTGAAAAACTAACCCAGCCGATGTCGTATGGTATATTGCAAGCAGATTGCCATTAGCAAGTGCTAATGATGCAAGTTGAAGCTGCTGAGAAGAGCCAATTAATGCTGTCGTTAGATTAGTCTGACCTACCACTCCGCTTCCATCGTTATTTTTAATTGAAAAATATGCGGTGTTTGATGATGCACTCACTAGCGCGAAACGATCGTTTCCAATGGTTTGAACTTGATAACCGTTAGATAACTGACCACCGTTTGTACTGAACCATTGAGACGAAGTATCAGTATTAATTTCTAGAGCCCCAGTGTTAGAATAAATCCTAAATCCACTATAGTTACTGGCTATGTTATTATATCCAGTCAAGGCGACTAAAAATTTTCCGTTACTCAAAACGGTCGTGGGTTTACTAAACCCAGTACCTCTATCAGCTACAGCAAAAGCAGTGCCAGAACTAGGGTTAACGTTGAAAGCGGTATAGGTAGCCGTGTTAGTTACGAAACCCGCAGTGGTTTTATTAAGACTAGCCAGTGAAGTAGTCGCACTAGGTGAACTTAAATAACCAGATTCAGACAAGACGAGTAAATCTCCGGATGTGATTGTTCCACCCGCAAGACCACTGAGGAGCCCGTACTGCGCATTTTGATCAAGAGAAACAGTACGTCCCATGATTAAGCCTCATATCCGTAAACATTAATAGACAAATTAGCGTTTCCAGCGTAAACAACCACTCGTTCGGCGGCTTGGGCTACCAACGCCGTTCTCTCTAGCACCCCATTTCCAGGGATGATAGCATCATATTCGATGTATTCGTTGTCCACCGGAGTAGAAGCTGAAGCAATCGCGAGCCTCACTGTAGAGAATACACTACCTCGATTTACGACATTAATATTAAACGTAGCAGTTGTCGAAGCAGGCACCGTATAAACGGTAGTTAAAGTGGTCGCAGCCGGAGAGGATTGACCGAGTATGCCAGTGGCCATATTTTTGATCCTTAATTAAAATTTCCGCAAAAGTATGCGAACGCAGTCGTAGCTGACGTACCACCCGAAGCGCTTAATGTGCCGCCGACGAAGGATAAACCAGACCCCACTGTCACATTGCTGAACCCACCCGCATTGTTACCATAAAGTATGCTCGTACCAGACGTGGGGGGAGCAAAGTCAGTTCCTGACACCGCTGCGCTAATGGCTGTGCCATTTCCTTTTAAAACTCCAGAGATAGTCGTGGTTAATGTCAAGGCAGGAGTCGCTCCACCAGAGCTCGTACCTGCGAATCCATTAGCGGTAGATACGGAAACGGCAGTTACCGTTCCGCCAGTTCCGGTGGCAGAAAGAGTCCCTGCGGCGAAGCTTATGCCCGACCCTATGGTCACGGCTTGCATGGCGGTGCCGTTCCCATAAATAATGCCGTTAACCGAAGTGGTAAGCGTAATCGCAGGTGTGGATGTCGCGGTAGCTTGAGCGACGGTTCCGGCGAAACCATTAGCGGAAGCGACTGAGACCGAGAGCTTGTCGGTCAGAAGCGTGACGACACCCGCGTTATTTTTGTAAAAGAGCTTACCGTCTGCGTAGTTTAGCGCGAGTTCTGCGCCGTTGGCTGAAGACGTTAGATTCCCGGCCGTGGGAACAGCAGCAGCCGTTGCGCTACCGTATATAAGAATTGGGGTGTAACCTGTTTGTGACATTAGAATGCCCCTCCGGCGATGCCAGCCGTCATTTTGCCAGTTGATGGGTTAGCTGTCAAGCCGGACGATACCTGCGCGGCCTGATTACCACTGGTAGCCGCGACCAGTGTGAAATAATAATCAGCGTTCGTAGTGTTTGCTGTAGTACCAATATTAGTAGCATTAGTGGCAGTCGTAGCTGTCGTCGCGGACGTGGCCGTTGCTGCATTGCCACCAATAGAAAGACTCGAGGCAGTTCCTGTTAAACCGGTTCCAGGCCCGGTGAACTGTGTCGATGCAGTGATTGTAGTCCCAGTTACCGCCGCAGCGGTTGTAGCGCCAATCGTGGTACCATTGATAGCTCCGCCAGTAATGGCTACACTATTAGCATTTTGCGTAGCCATGGTCCCGAGACCGGTGATATCGGAAGTGGGGATTGTTGCGGACGCAGTAAACGCCGAAGTGCCACTGCCTTTAACGTAACCCGTTAAGGTCGTAGCTCCGGTGCCACCATTCGCTACCGGCAGAGCTGTGCCGGATAAGCTGACTGCTAATGTTCCACTGGTTGTAATCGGACTTCCGACTACTGATAAAAACGCGGGAACTGTCATCGCTACCGAAGTTACCGTACCACCTGCAGCGGGGGTAGCGGAAACCGTAATACCGCCTGCTGAATTCGTAATGGAGACATTGGTCCCAGCAGTCAACGTACTTAACGTGTAACCTGTGCCATTTCCGATTAACAGTTGCCCATTTGTGGGAGCAGTCGCGCCGATGCCGGTTCCGCCATAAGCTACACCAATCGGCGAACCATTCCAGGTGCCTGCGGCTAGAGTTCCGACACCTGTAATCCCAGTATAAGAACCAGTCAGACGAGCAGTGCCGAGAGTACCAGACGAGATATTCGAAGCATTGGTTGTATCTGTGGTAGCGGAAGCAGCTAATCCAGAAACAGCCCCGGCAGAAATAGCGATCGAGGTATTTGTAACGGACGTAACGCGGCCATAGGTGTCCACCGCAAATACTGGAACCTGGGAGGATGCCCCGTAAGTCGCAGCCGTCACCCCGCTCGTAGCTAAAGCTATAGTAACCGCAGCAGCACCTGTGTAACTAGTTCCAGTTAAACCAGCCCCGATCGTTAGCGCATTAGGGTTCGCCGCAGTAATCGTTCCTGAAGCCCCAAGCGAAATAGCAGTACCATTTACGGTAATTGAGCTATTCGTCAGCATTGAATTACCGAAGGTGCCCGAAGTGACCTGAGAGGCTGCGATTGCGATACTGGCGTTTGCGGCAAGCGTTAACTGCCCTTGCGCATTTACAGTGAAGGTCGGGACCTGCGAGGCAGAGCCATAAGCCGCAGCAGTCACGCCGGTGTTCGTAACGCTGAACTGAGTGCCAGAAAGAGTTAATCCCGTCCCTGCGCTGTAAATCTGAGCGGAAGAGACCTGCACGAAAGTGATCGCAGTCGTGCCGAAGGTAATCGTCCCCGAGGTGTTGCAAACGTAGGTCTCACCCGCCCCCGTATTCCCTGAAGTAACGAAAAAGGCATCACCTTCCCCCAAGGCAGTCGGGCTCTTGAGGCCATAGCTATTAGCATCAGTCGCACGGGTAAGGACCCACGCCACCGATCCGCTACCGACGATAGTTACTGTGTAAATGCCGTTCTGAGCAGGAGCGGCTTGGTTGTAGACCAGGATTCGGTCGCCTACCGAAGCTGTCACGCCGTCGGGTGCAAAAGCTACGAGGGCTCCTGCATTGGTAAGAGTAGCACCAACACCTGCCGCACCGTTGTTGTAGGTCGCAGTTAAAGGACTTGGAGCTTCATACTTGACCGGCGTGTGATAAGTGATCCCTGAGGCCGCAATCGTGTCGACATACGATTTATTCGCTATGTCCGTTGCGTTGGTAGGAGTCGTGCTAACCGTGCCCGATGTGGCAGTGAGGGTGGTAAAGGTACCAGCCGCTGCAGTCGACGCGCCTATAGTCGTGCCATTTATTGTGCCGCCGGTAACCGTGACACCGCTGGCATTTTGAGTCGACATCGTACCCAAGCCGGACACCTGAGCACTTGTGATCGCGATGTTCGTATCAGCAAGAGCGGTTAACTGGCCCTGAGCATTTACCGTAGCGGTCAACGTCTTGGACGCCGCTCCATAAGACGCCGCCGTAACGCCCGTGTTTGATAGGGCGATTGTCACTGCAGCAGAGCCGTTATAACTGGTTCCACTCAAACCCGTGCTTATCGTGAGAGCATTAGGGTTCGCTGCTGTAATAGTCCCCGACGCGCCGAGAGCTACAGTGACCCCATTGTAAGTGACCGAGCTATTAGCCAGTTGCGCGTTAGAAATGGTCCCCGAAAGATTACTTGTCGGAATTGTAGCAGATGCGGTGAAAGCGGAAGAGCCATTTCCAATCACATACCCAGTGAGTGAACTAGCACCGGTACCGCCGCTGCCGACATTAAGAGTACCCGATAATACAATGTTCCCGCCCGTAGGGGCGGACGGCAGAAATCCGGTAGTTCCGGCGCTGAACGTCGCTACGCCACCGACAAGCGAAAACTGCTGCCAGGAACTGGAAGCATAACCCTCAAAAGCATTAAGGGTCGAATTGTAACGGAATTGTCCGTCAATCCCCCCCGGACGTTGTGCGGAAGATCCCGAGGGTATCTGCACGGAACCAGTGCCCGGAAGAACTGGATTATCAGAGATAGCAATCGTTGGATCGCCAGAAATCGCATTACCATTCGTAACGTCTATCTGATTTGCAGTCCCCGCGATCAATCGGAGTCCAGCGGTGGTCCCTGCGTTTACAAAGGGGATTCCGGAACCACCGAGATTCGCGAAAGCTGCGGCGAGACCAGATAAGGATAAAGTCGGATCCGCTCCCGTACCATCAGCATTTGCTATCGAAAGACCGGCACCAGATGTGGCGATCTGTCTCGCTATAACCGTACTGGCCGAATTTTTTACGATTATGCCACTGCCTGCAGCCTCGAGTGACCCGGAAGCACCATTCAGCGAAATCCGTAGAAAGGAGCCGGACCCACCGTTAGTAAGTCCGAGCCCAGTATTTACAGCTAGGTAACGGCTGTTGGCGAGCGAGAGTTCCTGATTTACCGTTAAAAATGATTGCGTTTGATTAGGCGAAGACGTGATATTAAATGTCGTCGTCTGAACCGTCTGTCCGTTTTGAACAATCGGTACTAACTCTTGACCCGTTATTGGACCCGCTGGCGGGAGCTGATTAATGGGGATTTGTGCGGCCATATCAGGTGCTCGGCGTCAAGGGGTTGATATTACCGTTGTTACCCGGGGTATTGTTATTCTGCGTAGAAGAAATCTGCAGATTGTTCCCCGTGCTAGTAACCAAATATTCGTTCGTGTCCGCCACCGACTCGTCTGGGCGAGGAAAACGCAGGTTTATCCGCTCGGTCTTTCTGGCTGGCAATCGGTACGGGTCGAACTGGTCGGCGCAACCCTGGTCACAGACTCGAAGTCCCGGGAAGTTAGGATCCTTGCGCATCACCGAATAAAAACGCTTCATCTTGCAACGATCGCAAATCGCAATCGCAAGAGAAGCATTACCGGTAGTGTCTAGAAAGATCGGCATTATCGAGTGTACACTGCAATGTTTGGTGCCCAATAAATTGGGGACTTGTCACGCTCTTCTTGCTCAGCCTCGTTGAAGAATCGATCAGCTAGCTCTTGCAGGTACTTCGCGCGGCCAACATCAACTCCAGGAAGCGAAAGTGACATGTGCTGCGCGAGCATGTACTGAATGGCCAAGCACCAACGATCAGGGATCTCGAGCGTGTTCGAAAGCTTACCCACATCCTGGACGAGCCGCGAGTACCAAACGGTCATCTGGATGAAGGCGTCGCTCGGCGTTGGCCACAAGTAGAGCGTGGGCTTTGGGATCGTGCGATCGAACCAATACTGGTAGGGCTGGTTCGCGGTAAAGTTCTTATTAGGCAAGTTCGTGTAGTCGTCGCGGTTCAGACGGGCCATCTGAATCTCTCGGCTATTATTACCCAGGTAGAACTCTCTCAGTGCAAGCGTGGTACCTCCGGAGGCCCGGACGCGGTATCCGGTAACATCCTGCCCTGGATCTATGTCGGTCCAGAGCCACTGATTATCAGTGATGGTCACGGTCCCTAGGTCTTCAAGCGTATTCCAGGTAACACCGAGATCATTCGAGTATTCAAGAATCAGCGTCCAGACCGCGTCACCACCCCCTGAAACATAGGGGAGAAGTCCGATCGAGCCTATGTACTGGGGGTTTCCTGAGCCGTACTGAACCGAGATATTACCATTTGGCGACGTTTGCTGGCAGTAGGTGCTAGTATCACTATCGAAAGCAAAAGCCACCGTCCCACCCGCCGAGGTCGCGTACGTACCCGAGGGCCGATTCATCGTGCGGTAGAGCACATTCAGCGCGTCATTCGAGCCTAACGGTAATTCGTACTGGTACTGGTCAGGCTTAAGGCCAATCACAATCTTGTCGATCGCCCAATACTGGATGCCTTTGTTTATCAGCGCCGAGAGCAGAAAGGTGAGATTCTGCTTGGCGGATCGAGTCTGTTCGTTGGTAAGCTCTTCCGCGAGTTTACCGCACTTGCGAGCACCCTCGTCTATGAACTCTTGAACCGTTACAATTGTGGTGCCGACTGTACCCGAAGTCGTCATGAAAGTCCTTTACCATCCGGGGCATTTCCACCTGCGGAGACTTGCCTTGGCTCGTGGTGCATCACCCGATGCGTTCTTCACGACACCCGACATTCTAGCACAGAAACTATCCTTCCGTGAACCCCCTTGAGGCTGTGGGGCTTTCAGGTTCGATCCGGTTTCCCGGTTGTACTTGGCTCTTCCTTTTGCCGTAAGTCCTGCGCCCTCAGATGTCGCCAGCTTTTCACCACGTCCGACAGCAAGTGCAACACCGCCCTTAGCTTTTCTTTCAGGTAGCTCAGCATACGACTTCCCTTCGACATTTCTGGCTGTGTACTCGGCAGCCACCTTGGACGGAATTCCGACCTTTTTAGCGAAAGCAGGATTATGCTCCGCCGCCTTCATCAGTCGAAATTGGGCCTTGGTCTTAGCTGGCATACGATTTCACCATCTCGAGCACGATGGTGTAGAAATCACCTGCTGAAGCGTCTGCCGTACTGAATAGCACATCCCCGGTCACACCGGTCCCAGCATTATTCGTAAGGCCACCGATCGTAGTAAAATCCATACAATAATTCGAATTCTGAGGTACGGCCCAGCAAAAAACATCGGTGGTCGCGTCCCAATAAATCTGGACCTCTAGGCCATGCGTTACGCCGTACACCTTGGTTATGGTCACTCCATCACACGCTTTACCCGAATTGCTAGCGGTAAGCGCGGAGACATCGACTTTAAGCACCTTATTCTCACCGGTGCCGTCCGACAAATTCGTAAACTTCATGATGGCCATACGCTCGCCATCAAATAACGTTTGGCTTGCTACTGCGTCTGCCATGCTAATCCCCAGAGTTAGTGGGGGCCGAAGCCCCCGACTATTAACAAGCTACCTTACCGCCCTTCTTGAACGTCCCGGAAAGCTGGGAAATCGCGACTGGTTCGGAAGGTGCCTTTTTCGGCATCGCTACGGGTCGACCTGAATCAACTACGCCCCCCGTAGCAAAATGCTTTTTTGCGGCACCACCTTTCTTGTAGCCACCGGCATTACCCATCTTGACGTCACCGGTCGGAGCCGAATTGTGGTCAGGCTTAGCCTCCACCACCTTCGTCGTCTTTTTGGCCATCGTCTTGATGATACCGCCATTCTTGAACCCGCCTTGCCCGTCTACCACACCACCGGTAGCGTACTCACCCGGTTTCGTCGACTTAGCGACTCCACCAGTTCTTAAGCCTTTGTGAGCTTTCGAGGCAGGTTTACCCGCATGTGCCTTGAGTGCCTCTAATGCGCCGCCCTTCTTACGCATCATCGGACGACCCATTGGCATTGCTGGTGGCACGGGAGCAGGTCCAACTCGGGGTACCGAAGCCGCAGGAGGAGTAGGCATTTTCGCCATACGACGAGCCGCCATAGCCTTAGCTGCTGCAGGATTTCCCATTGGGGTGGTCGGAGGGGGTGAACCCGCTAAAGCGCCCATCGCGCCACCGATCGCTTTTCCCATGGGTTTATGCCCCATTTCGCCGCCCTCTTTCATGAGCCGCTTATGTGAGGCGGAACCACCATCCTTCAGCTTTAACATCACCGAAGGCTCAGTGGTTTTCATTTTCACCATTGGTTTGAACTGACCCATGATGCCCCCTACACTTTCTGGGCATAGACGACGGTAAAGCGATAAACGCCTTGAGTCGTACTAATCGTGCCATTAGGTGTTAAAGTCAAGACTACATTTTGATTCGTGCCAATATCGGCCATCGCCAATAGCTGCGCTGCAGTGAAGGTCAAAGCAGCTCGGCCACCTGAAATGACGTTAGTAGAAGATACATACTGAGTGCCAGCGGCTGCGGTACCGACCGTCGCATTAATCTGCGTCGCAGTACCGCCACCGACCACTTCATCCACTACTTGATCGATAAAGAACTGTAGGATTTGAGAACCTGCCGGTAGGACTTCCGTAACGCTTACTGCAGTTCCAGCGGCGACCGTAGTTACCGTGCTGGTCTGCGTAAGCACCATGAATCCACCGTCAGCGGCGTCGGTAAGACTGTCCGACCCCGCGCGAACCGTGCAACCAAAGTACGTTTGAGCCATCGTCTTTCTCCTTGAAGACGAGGGAGCGAAAGCTCCCTCTTCGGTTTAGACGCCTGGAGTGCCGTACATGGCTCGAGGATCGGTGAAGCCGACGTCGTAACGCTCGGTCGCCTTGTAGCGCATCGAGTCAGTTTCGAAATCGCCTTCCATCGTCTTTTCGAGCGCACGACGCATCAACAGCTTCATGCCTTCCGGAGCATCGGTCTGCACCCACCAAGCCGTGGCTGAGGTAAGACGCGAAAGAACTGCGGCACCCTCGTCGAGCAAGCCAATCGACTTGACCGGGTTGATGTCGTTGTTCGCGGTACCTGCACGGAGCACAGACTTGAGCAAGACCTCGGCCTGGAAGACGTTACCGGGTGCGACCACCAACTGGCGGGGCACGAGGCGGATCTTCTTGCCGTTGTTATCCACGGCCTGACGGACCTGGATGAGCATCTGCTCAAGCGAGGTCTGCGAAAGGTTCGCAGCGGTCGTCAACTGGTTGCTAAAGGTACCGTTAACGATCGGGTGCGATGTGCTGATAAGCGACACACCATCACCACCTGGGTAGGAGCTGTTGAAAGCACGGTTAAGCACGTTCGCCGAAAGCGTCTCTTTAGTCTCGATTAGAGACTGTGCGAGGTGCTTGGCGTAAACCTGACCGATCCGGATGTGGTCGCCGTCTTCCACGAGCACTTTGGTCAACGCAAAGGCCAAGCCATAAACGTTGTATACATAGCGCTTCAGGAAGAGCACACCGCCCTGCTGATAGGTCACCGGAGTGCCATCGGGCAGTTGGGGTGCAGCACCAAATCCGTACAGGACTGGTTCTTCGTGGTAATTACGAGGAATGCCTTGTTCCTCGCGGAAGACTCTCGACCACTCGTCCTTGCGTTGCTCGTAGATTCCGTCAAAGCATTCGTTAAGGATAGGCTCGACTATCGACCGAAAGTCGGTACTGCGCATCGGGGCTGCCATTTCTTAGCCCTCCTTAGATAGCGTTAGAAGCGGCAACGTACTGGCTCTTCGAAATCTGAGCACGTACGA